TAAGGCTGCTGCAGACGCTGCTGCTTTGGCTGCTGCTGCTGAAATTGCAACACTAAAGGCCAATGCTGTAACTGCAAAGGTTGCTGCCGATAAGGCTCTTGCTGATGCTGTCGCTGCCGAAAAAGCTGCAACTGCAAAGGCTGTTGCTGATGCTGTCGCTGCAGAAAAGGCTGCATCTGTTGCTGCCCTTAATGCAATCAAAAAGGCATTTAACGCACTTGCTGTAAAATGGAATAAGGCTAATCCAAAAGCCAAGGTTGCTTTAGTAAAGTAATCTAATTATTAATGGGGCGGTAGAAATATCGCCCCATTATTATAAATATGATAGAATTAAATAGTATGGAATGGGATCACTTTAACACAATAAAACAAAAAGTATTGCGTGAATTGATTAATGAATTAGATTCAATAGAATTACCATATGAATGGAAACCTAAAGACGTATTAGGTTTTATAATTAGAAAATTGGAAGATAAAGAAAAATCATGTTAAGAAAAATTAAATCTTGGTTCGGATTTCCCCTTGTTACTGAAAATTTAAAAGAGGTTCAATCTGTCCTAGAAGAAAGGCTAAAGGAATTAGAGATGGCAGAAAAGAAAACTGTTAAGAAGGCTCCAGCCAAGAAGAAGGCTCCAGCCAAGAAGAAAGCTCCAGCCAAGAAGAAAGCAAAGTAGTGGAATCTAATAAGAAAAGTTTATTAAAAACTTTAAGTTGGGAAACTTTTCATTTGGTTGGCGTAGCAGGAATTATTGCTGTAGTTAGCTGGATGTTAACTGGGCAAGTAGAGTATGAATACGCAACGCTTGGCGCTTTAGGGTACATCGCCTGGGAAGCATTTGGATATTATTTGCATGAAAGAGTTTGGGCCAAATTCGGCAATAAAATAAATTAATGGATATATTAGACCAATGCGAAATGCCTAATTGTGAAAATAAGGCTACAAATATGACCTCTACAGAAACTAGAATAATTCAAGTCTGTAAGGACTGTTACCATCAAAAATACAAAAAATGATATAATTGATTGATGAGCGGACTTCTAGACCCGCTTAAATTAAACCTATAGGAGTAATAAAATGTCAGAAGGACAAAATTTAGACGGCTTTAATAACACAAAGCCAGCAGGAACTACACCATGGCCAGCAGCATCTCAGTCGCCAGCTTCAGGTGGATCTTTTGGTGCAGGATTATCCTGGCCATCAGCAGAAGATAAGTCTACACAAGACGGATCTGGTCTCGGACAAGGTGGAAAGTAATAATGTGCGTTGAATGTGGTTGCAATAATGTTGGCAGCCCAGTTGGCATTACACCAGTATCTTTAATAGATATGACAAGTCAAGGCAATGCAGGGTTGACTCTTGATATGAGCGCAACACGTGAACAAAGAGAAGAATTCATTGAAGAAGATCCAGTTCACGAAATGCGAGAAGGAACAGAGGATCCAGATTAATGTGCGTTGAATGTGGCTGCGAAGCCCCAAAATCATGTGGTTGTGGAAATACATGCAATTGCTCTTCTCAAAGAGAATCAGCAGTAGATAGAAACGTAATCACAATTAGTTCTATTAAGGGTAATGCTAATTAATGTCTGAAACGAATACAGTAACATCTAATAATGCTACAAAAAAGCATCCAAATCAAGGAAAGTTTAAACCTGCTATAAAAATAGACAGAAATAAGCATGGAATAAGAAGAGAAACTCTTTTAGTACAACCCAAAAGGGTAGGTAGAAAGAAAGTATAATGTCATCTGGTAAATTTAAAAGGCATGACTCTTTTAATTCTACAGTAATTAAAGATGGTAAAATTGTTAGGCTTAGAAAAGACGGAACAGTAAAAGCTATTCTTGATGAGTATAAGCCTAATCATAAAAATGTGTCAAGTAAACAATAGTTCAGATGAACTAACGGTAGACATAATCAATTCTATTGATGACCAAATAGATATTATAGAAGACTTAGGGTTATAAGATTAGAAAATTAATAACTGGAGAATCTGCAGAAGATTATCCAGAACCAACTGATTTGACTATTCACACAAAATGTCCATATAAGTGGCTTTTAGTTGATCTAGAAACTGGTCAAATGTATAGAGGTATGAAAGATCCAGGCCAGTATGGTAAATGGAATAGGCTAGCAAAAAGGTTTAAAATATATGATTAATATAGTAGATAGATTGATTTGCAGGGTAAAAAAGCACAATTTTGTAAAAGCTGGCTCCTGCCCATTTACTGGTAAAACCTATGATGTTTGTATTAGATGCCAGTTAATGAAAATGGTATAATTAGGTTATATGTTTAGAGTAAAGAATAGTATTGAAATGTCGCAATCTAGCCCAGGCTGCTGTATTATATCTAGATGCGACAATACTGCAACACATATTTATGATAATATTTACAATCAAGTGCCTCTTTGTGACGCACATTTTGAAAAATTAAAAGCAATGCAATATGGAGACTAACATGACAAATTTAATTGAAAGACACGTAAGCCAGCTTAATGGAACCTGTATCGGCGGTGGAGGTACAGGAATTTGGGAGTACAAGAACTTTATTTCTAAAGAAGAATGCGAAGAATTAATTAAATTTTTTAATGCTAATGGCGAAGAATGGAGGCAAATATGTTTCTATGGATCATACGGAATGCATGTTGTAGCCCCATTTAATACAGAGCATGGCACATCAATAACTCCAGAGTATATGGAAAACTTAAGAAAAAGAATGATCCAGTATGCATCAGATGCCGCAGGAAGGCCAATGAAGATAAATAGCATGCATGCACAAAAATGGGATGTTGGAGCTTATGCTAATGACCATTCTGACAATACAGATTTAGAAGGCAAAGACATGGGCTGGGGAGATAATAAACAGTTTGCTGGAATATATTTAAATACTCAGCCAGAATATTCTGGTGGAATATTAAGATTTAGAGATCACAATTTAGATGTAATACCAGACACAGGAACATTTTTGTCTTTTCCAGGCGGTATGGAAAATATTCACAGCGTTACTGAAATTACAGAAGGCACAAGATATACAATAGTGATATTTTGGGATTATGAAGATGCTTGGTATTCTGAAGCAGAATTGCAGGAAATGGAACGTTTAATTATGAAAGAACGTATTCATCAATATCAGCTAAAGAAAAGATGGAAAGAAGGAGAGGCTCATCCATTGCTAGAAGATCCTTACGCTGGCTTAGATAATCCAGATTTGTTGCCAGAAGGATTTTTGGAAAGCTTAACTTCTGCTGATATGAAATCTAATTCAAGAAGAAATCAAGAGAATGCCATAAAAGAAGGAAAGGTTCCTGAAGGAGTAGTAGTAGACATGATTATCAAAGATTAATGAATCTCCTATTGATTTATTTAATCAAATTTAGTATGATTGTGCTACAATGATAAACAAGATAATATTTCATTCTAAGCATGGCGCAAATCATGGCGTAAAACAGTATGTACCTCAATCTGTAAAAAGAAATATTCCAGAATGGTACAAGGTTGCAGATAAATATAAGAAAAAACCAGATGGACTATATCTTCTCCAGTGGTATAAAAAAAGAGACGGCAAAATGGATGTGCATAAAGTACATTCATGGAAATCATGTCCAGCAATACTAGATACTTTTACAACAGGATATTATTTATTTACCCCTTGTGATATAGAGATAAAAAAAATAGATGGACTTTATTCTGTTTCTTTGGCCAAAGAATGGACAAAGGCGTTTTGTGATATACGTGGACCAGAAGAAGGATTTCCGACTCCTCCAGGATACGAAGACACACATTTTTTTTGGACAACAAATTGGTTTCCTACGGTTCCAGAAGGCTATACAGTATTGTTTACTCATCCAATAAACAGATATGATTTAGATTTTTTAACCATTACAGGTTTTGCAGATTGTGAATCTTTTAATACTCCTGGAAGAATACCTTTTTTTATTAGAAAAGATTTTGAAGGAATCATACCTGCTGGAACTCCATATGCTCAAGTAATTCCATTTAAAAATGAAAAATGGCAATCTGAAATAAATGATTATGATCCAGAGACTATAAATCAGAAATATATTGAAGATAATATAAAAGGATATGGTCAGCCTCAGCCAGAGCATGGAGTAGAGTCATTGTATAAAAATAAATTTTGGTTAAAGAAAGAGTACGAATAATGAAGGTATATAGAAATATTTTAGATGAAAAAACCTTACAGCTAGTATTACAAGAGTTTGAATTTAAAAAAGATAAAGCTGTATGGACTGGAAGTTCAGAGATGTGGCCAAAAAATTTAACTATAAATACATCTAGTGATTGTATGGTAAGTCCATTAGCTCCACATATATCTACTACGGTAGAAAAATGCCTAAATGATAAAATTGAGATTAAATATAACAAAATAGGAATAAGCATGCATGTCTGGAGACCAGGATCTTCTATTAATATGCATGATGATGGGATGTATACATTTGGAGCAACTATTTATTTAAATGAAGAATGGAGCTATTCAGACGGTGGATTATTTTTGTGGAAAGATAAAAATGAAAGTGATCCAACAAAATTTAATGCATTATTACCGTCATTCAATACATTAGTTTTAAATGATTTTAAAGAATTACATTTTACAACTCCAATAAGCTCTCATTCAAAAAGAAATAAACTTTCTTTACAAATATTTGGAAGAGAATAGCTATTGACAAATATTTCTTTTTTTTATATAATTCTTTATATAAGAAAGGATATTAATGAGTGATCTAAAAGTAAATAAAACCAGAGTCGTTCCCCTACGCTGGTTTGCCAACATGTGTGGATCAATTGCAGGATGGGCTATTATGCGTATATCATACAGTGATGAATTAGAAGATTTTGGCTGGCGCTATAAACTACACTCAACTATTTGGAAAATTACGTGGCCCATTTATTATAAGTTTGGTACATTTTATGAGTTTAGTTTTGATATGAGCGGAGATGGCTGGAATGATTATGATGAAGATGGAGTTCCATATTGGGAAAAAACAGGGGTAGTGGATCCAGATTATTATGAGTGGGATTTTGAAGATGAAAATGGAGATGCATTTAGGGTGATTAGTAAATGAAAAATTTTGATATTGTAAGTGATGAATTAATTAAGCAAATTTTTGAGCACAAAAAAAAGAAACAAAGCTTATTGATAAAAAATCTTTGTATGGATGTTCCAAATTGGCAAGATTTTATGGACCACCTTGAGGTTAACACAAAAAGAGGTCTGCCAAACTTTAGAGATGAATCTACTTTTAATGAAAATGAAGTGGAGGCAAAATCCAGGATTGTTGGAGCTGCCCTTGTTAAAAACGTATTTTATATTTATTTGCAACCTAGGCATGGGAATTTTATTTTTCATCCATCTATTGAAAAAATACAAAATCAGTTTAATGAAAAATTTTCAAAATTAGGAATAACTAGTGGAGGCTATACAAACTCATACATTAATCTTTCTAGTAGCGTTCCAGATATAGCTCCTCACCCAGACCCGCAAGATAATTTTTACTGGCAATGCATAGGAAGTGTTGAATGGACTCGTGAAGATGGAGGTTCTGGAAACAGTTTTGTTGTAGAGCCTGGCGATATGGTTTATATACCAGCAGGATCATTGCACTCTGTAAAGTTTTCAATGCCAAGGGCAGCCGTTGGCTTTAGTTGGATATTGGACGAAGTAAATGTGGAAATGCCCTTGTAACGGATGCAAAAAAGCGGTTATTCAAGAAAGAGAAAGAATTACTAAATCCATAGAAGATATAGACATAAACACTACATCACAATTAAATGCATTAGGATTAAAAATGTTAATTATGAATATAATTAATCCACCGAAAAGTGAAGCGAAAAGTGAGGCGAAAAAGTAGAGATGAAAAAAGTAGCATTATTAGCCATAGCTGCCTTTACGGCAGCATTTGGCGCATATCATGCGTTTAAAGATTTGGCGGAAGCAATGGAAAATTGGGAAATGGAATGGGATGACGAAGAAAGAGATAATACTCAGTCTTTATAAACAAGGTAAATCATACAGAGATATACAGAAAGAAACTGGCTTTTCTAAAGGCACGATATCCTATCATTTAGGTGAAGGTGTAAAAGAAAAAGCCATGAATCGGCGAAAACAGGATAGACATAGAATTACTAAATATATCCGTGAAGCCAAAATAGGCAAAATCTGTATGGATTGTAGAGAAGATTATCCTCATTGGATCTTAGAGTTTGATCATAGGCCAGGAACCAAGAAACTATTTACAATCGGACGGCAGAATATGAGTAGAGATAAGTCTCTACAGGCAGTCATAGATGAAATAGCTAAATGTGATATTGTATGTGCTAATTGTCATAAAAACAGAACATATTGGCGTAAACTTAAAAATGGGGTTTATCCAGAAACTAGGGAGCAGTATAAATGAAATACGCAATAGGCATACTTTTAATTCTTTTTGCTATTTTAAACTATTTTGCATGGCTACAGGGTAGAGCATGAGCGGGTATCCACTCCCAAAAGATCCATTTCAGGCTGCATACTTGCAGCATTTGAGAGATAGAAATGTTAAAATAGCATCTGTCTGCAATTACTGCAAGAAAGCATCCGTTGGGATAAATTCGGACGGATATCGGATATTATTTGTTTGTGAGGATCATGTTAGAACAGATTAAAACTCAGGCTGGAAAAGACTTATTCAAATTAATGAATGATAATCATGGCTCCATTATATGGGGTCCAGTTTTGCGGGGAATTATAGAAATAGAAAAGGAGCTATCTAATGATATATCACAAACACCTATTAGTTAACGCTAAAGTAAAGAACCCAATGAATACCGAAGAACAAGGTATTGAATTTCTTAAATTTCTAGTCAACCAGATTGATATGAAAATTATTAAAGGACCATTTGCGTCATATGTAGACGCTGAAGGCAATAAAGGTCTAACCGCAATAGTTATGATCGAAACTAGCCATATTGCATTTCATATCTGGGACGAGATAGATCCAGGCTTAATTCAATTTGATCTCTATACATGCGGAAGTCTAGACCTACATAAAGCTCTAGGAATATTTAAGCAATATTTTGATGTACAGGAATTGGACTATGTCCTATTTGACAGAGAAAATGGATTTGTTGTAGAACAAGCGGGGCGGGAAGCCGAAGGAGTATTCTATGCCAAATACCCTAATGGATTAGAAGTTCCAGAACATATGATGAATCCTAATATAGGAGGATTTAGAGGAAATTCAGATGACTAAATATATGTTTAAATGTAAGATGTGTAAGACATTATTAACAATAGAGACTGAATTACCAGAAGATCAAATACATAATGTTCCACCATGCCCTTGTGGCAAATCTAGGATGATATCCTTAAATTCGCCAGAATACGCATATAATAAATGGGATTAACATCTTTCTATCCCCTCCAATTTATCTCCTCTTATAAGCCATTCTGGCTATTTTAAAGTGGAGAATTGTGGAGTAAAGTGGAGAATTATGCTATTAATTCTCTAGCAATTACTATCATATTTATAACAAAAAGATATATGAGTAATTGAGCATATCAAATCATACACCGTAATGTCAATAGCCCCATATAATGGCATATTGATCAATATTTGTCAATAGATTTTCCAGGATATTTTATATATTGATCGTAAAAGCCAATTTTGGCCCATATTTTTTTAAATAAAACCTCACAATATTGTCACATTTTGTTATATTTTAATATAAAAACCTAACATTCTTGACAGATTTTGTGAGATATGATATGAAATTTCCAGGATTTTGATCAATTGTCGTAAAAACAACATTTGGCCCATGATTTAGCACAAAAGAAATAGCACATATAACTATTTAGCTATATGTGCTATATTGGGATCTATTTGATTATATTGTTTCTAGTATATCTTTTAATGTATCTGCAAGTAGTAGGCCATCTGATGTCCGCCCATTTATTTCCCACTCTTTTCTCATTTCAATAGAACCATATTCAATAATATATCTAACTAGTTCCATTAGTCTTTCTGTTGTATATATTGGATAATGTGTGATAATATAATTTGCTAGAACTGCTGGTGAAAATGTGGCATCATTTAGTCCGTCCGCCAATTTTTCTGCTATTTTTACTTCATTTGCTTTTGCCATTATGTCCGCCTTTCTTTATCATTATAGCAAAAAGGTGAATCCCCCGCAACCTTCCCAGTTTCCCACCAGAGATTGCAGGGGACCACATCTGTTATTACTTGACGTTCTTCTTGTCTGTGAAGACAACGCCCTTCTTTGAAGCTTCTGAAATTGCATTCTTTGCTGCAGCTGAGAAGCGACCACGCTTGCCCACGGTAATTCCCTGAGCCTTTAGATATTCACGTGTAGTTGTTGGTGTTGACATGTTTTCATCCTTTCATGATGAGTTATTAATGTATATTATATATCAATTTCGGGAATTTGTAAATACCCTACGTAAGACATATTTTGGGCCCTTTGCCCAGAGCTTTGTCCGAAATGTCCATTTCGTCCGCCTAAGCTCATAGATCTATTCTATTTCTTCTACTGCGTATGGTTCAATCATGTTATCAATTGGGACCTGTTCCCATTGATGTGTTTCCAGGCCTGCTGCGGCCTCCCAAGCAATGTCAGGAGACTCAGCATTAACAGTTACATAGTATTTGGCAACCTTGTCCCCAAATACCTTATAGTCTTTTCTAGTCATCTAACCACCCGTCATCATCCAGGGCAACGATGAAGTCGTTGTCCCTCATCCAGTCACGAATTGTTTCTTCCAAGATTTCGCCGCCCATGTCCATGTTGAGACCAAGTTTGTCGCAATCTTCAAAGAACTTATCGAAGATTTGTTTTAATGTAACCCCGTCTGTGATTGCTTCATCATAACCAGTATCGGTATTGTCAAAGATATCTTTAATTATGTCAAAGGTCCATACCCAACATAATGACGGGAAGACTGATAGATTGGTCAATTGCTCATTAATAGATAACAATTGATTAAATACATCATCCCTGCGTGTTGCTTCTTGTAGATCTAATTCAGCCACGTGCTTTTATCCTTTCGTCTATTGCAAATGCTAATGCATATGTGAGTGCATATACATGTGAGAGACCGTCTACTTGGCCCTCCCAATACTTCCGCTCCATGGACTGCATTGCGTCCCCGTAGTCGTCTTCTTCTTCGATACGTTGGGCCTCTGCCAGTTCTTGCTCAGCCTCATAGATAAGACTTTTGAGTTCGCCGTGCAAGATATCGGTGCCAGAGATTCCCATGTCGACAAGTTTCTGCAGGCGTGGTTCCAGTTCCATTGTGTACATCATCCCAGTATATCCTCCGCCACTGACAAAATATGGTCGCAAGCATTAACTTGCCCAGTTGTATAGTTGTACTCAAAATCTAATTCAGCAAAGTCTTTTGAAGCGGGGTCCAAAGAATCCATTTGTTTAGATAGATTCTCTAAGTCCTGGTTTAAAGACATTATATGTAGTTTAATATATTCAATTAATTTATGAGACATGACCAGTCTCCATTAATCCAATTAAAAAGTCGGCGGCTAACCAAACTTCTTCTTTATCCCTAGAATCAGGTAAAGATTCATGTACATTCAATAAACCTTCAACCATTTCTTCTACATCTTTTAATTTATAACCCAACATTAAAATACTCCTCATCTTCAGGTGTTAATTCATAGAATTCATTAAACTTAGATTTAATGTATTTGTCATTGCACATCAAAGCAATTTGATAATCTGCATAGAATGTGC